GCTAAAGATCTTGTGAGACCAATAAATACTTTAGATACAGGAATATTGGATTTATGTGCGCAAAGTTATATCAATGATGTACTTAAGAATATAGATGAGACCAAAATTTCTTCAATGATGCACATACTTGATGATTTCACGGCTATAAATGGAGCACAAGTAGCTTATATTGATAAGATAAATCGAAATACGAGTGCTGGAAATCCATGGAAAATGAGTAAAAAATTTTTTATGGAAACAATACCTCCAGCACATGGTATGTTAGATCCTGTAGAAGTTAATGATGAAATCATGGATAGAGTTGATGAGATCATTAATAAATATAAAGCTAATGAACAAGCACATCCAAATTTTTGTGCACACTTAAAAGATGAACCAGTTTCATTCAAAAAGGCGAGTGTGGGTAAAACTCGTGTGTTTACGGGTGCACCATTCGATTGGACCATAGTTGTTAGAAAATATTTATTATCGTTCACGCGTTTACTTCAAAATGAACGTTTAGCTTTTGAAGCTGCCCCAGGTACAATAGCTCAATCAGTAGAATGGCAAGAGATGTATGATTATATTACGAAAAATGGAGAAGACAATATAGTGGCCGGGGATTACGAAATGTTTGATAAAAAGATGACCCCTAAGGAAATTTTGTTGGCTTTTGACGTGATCATCTTCTTTTGTAAACTATCAGGGAATTATACCGATGAAGATATACAGATCATTCGGTGTATAGCTGAAGATACAGCTTTTGCACTTGTTGATTACAATGGAGATTTGGTTCAATTGTATGGTTCGAATCCATCTGGAAATCCCCTAACTGTTATATTGAATGGTATTGTTAACAGTTTACGTGTTCGTTATGTATATTATTTAACAAATCCAAAAAAGACCTTGGATGATTTCAAGGAAAATGTAAGTCTTATGACTTACGGTGATGATAACATAATGTCAGTTAAATCTGAAGCTAGTTGGTTCAATCACACTGCTATAGCTGAATGTTTTGCTAGTTTAGGTATAGGCTACACTATGGCAGATAAAGAAGCTAAAAGTGTTCCTTTTATTAATATAAGAGATGCTTCTTTTTTAAAGAGAACATGGAGATTTGAGGAAAGTTTAGGGTGCATGGTTGCACCTTTAGACCATAAATCAATAGAAAAGATGTTAATGTTTGGAACAGATCAAAATCTGTAACTAAAGAAGCACAAGGTATATCTGTTATATCTACTGCACTTCGAGAGTATTTCTTCTATGGTAAAGAAGTTTTCGAGGAAAAATCATTAATGTTTAAGAAACTCATCAAAGATCTACATTGGGATCTTTGGGTTGAGGATAGCACATTTCCGACCTTTGATGAATTGTGTGAAAATTTTAAGAGAAGTTCACGTCATTGTGATTCTTTTGAAATATACTTCCCTGTGGGAGTATAAATTGAAGGACAGACTATTTGTTCAATTCATGTCTGTATAAATATATAAAGTAACGTCCTCTTTATGTAGCAAAAAAGAATTGTCTAACTCACAAGTGTAGCACTTGTGTCTGTGTGGAAGCTTCATCTAATGCGTTCCTATAATATTCGTAGTAGGAGGATGAGGTGTGAATCTTATGACTGTAAGATTACTTAGGTGGTAAAGACACAGGACAGTTGGCCAAAATTTATGTTGAATGTCAAAATACAAAATAAAAATAAAAATTTACAAATGTGTAATA